AGTCGGCGATGTTGAGAGCGACCGTCTTGCCGAGAACCTGGTTCAGCGCCGAGGTGCTGGCTTCGAGTTCGGCGGCACCTTCACCCAGTTTCCACAGTCCCGCACCGGCTACCCCGGCGAAGGCCATGGCACCGGCACCGAACTTGGTGAGGTTGCCTGCGATCTTGTCGAGACTCTTCTCAGCCCTACCGAGATCCTTTTCGGCCGCTTTGCCGGTCTTCTGGAACTCGCGGATCGCTTGGTCGGCGTTGGCGGAGATCAGAAATGCGAGACGTTCGGTAACCGTTGCCATAGACAGCCTTTAGGTGTAGGAGCCGACTTCACCTCGGACGTAGGTGTAGGTCTCACGACCGCTTCGGACCACGTCGACAACAGCCGAACGCACCGTGGCGTGCAGTTCTTTGATCGCCGTGGGTTTGGCTTTGTTGAGTCCCCGGTTGAAGGGCAACTTCCCCCGGAAGCCGGGGTGGTTCCGGACGGAGAAACGGTACGAGTCCCGGATCGGCATCGGCCGTACGCCTGAATACACACCGCGACCACCGAACGCTTGGGCGAGTTGCCGTTCCCGTCGTGCACGGGTCGCACCTTGACCGGTGATTGATCCGAGTCGAGGGAAGATGGCGTGGCGTTTCGCGCCGTGTTCGATCAGCCCCCACGGGCCGCGTGCGACGAGCAGGGAAGTTGGGTTGAGGGTGCCTTTGACGTTGAAGCCGACGCTCATCGACTTGGGTGGAGCACCATTCGGCTTGCGTAAGTTGCTCATCCGGTGGTCACCACCCACCGCCCGAGTGAGTTCACTCTCGATGGAGCGTTTCAAGATTATGGAGGCTCGAACGACGGCGTCCTTCTGGGACTTCTGTGCGGCTCGACCGATTGCCTCGATACGGGCCGCGAACTCCGTCGACGTGTGGCTGAGAGCCATCAGTCGACGGTGGTGAGCGCCGCGATGATGTTGGCGGCGGGAGCCGAATACACCTCGGCGAGCGCGTCGTCGAGTTCCCGACCTTGGGACGCGACGAGGACGACGATCCACGCGGCGAGGGACTTCGGTCCTGTCCACGGTGAGATCGACGTCCACGAGTCGTGTTCCAACAGGTCAGCGACGGCGACCAGGTGTGCCCCGTTCACGTCCCGGTCGGTCCAGGATTGGTCGCCCCAGGTGATGCGCCAATGAGTCATGTCCTCCCCTTTCCAGTGGATCAGTTAGTGCCGATCGACACGTCGCCGGTGATCTGCAACGAGAGCGAGAACGTCACCAGGTCAGCAACGGCCGACGACACCTCGTACGAAGCGACGAAGCACTCGCCGGAGAAGTTCGGGGTGCCGTTACCGGTTCCGGCAGGCGAGTACGAGAACGTCGACGAGGTCGCTAGTCCGAGCAGACCGGTGATGTGGGTATTGATCGTGGAGTCGAACTTGCCGGAAACACTGATCGTGTCTCCGTTGCGAAGTCCAGGGGCATACGACTTGGAGTCTTGGCCGAACACGGTGGTGTCGAGCATGTCGGTGGTGTTGGCGATACCCGACACGGAGTCGATGTAGGCGGAGATGTCGGTTGGGGTTCCACCTGCGTTGTCGAGGGTGAAGACAGAGTTCTTTGCGGCGACGAAGGCCATGTTTTCTCCTTAGGAGAGTCTTGCCAGGCTGACCTGGGCGGTGAATGAGGGGTCCGTGCCCGTGATCGTCCACGTCGCACGGACGTAGCGGTTAACGGTGCCGGTCGAGTAGACGACTTCCGAGGTGGTCGTCGACACGCTGGTGAACGAGAGGAGCGTGCTCCAATCGCTTCCGTTCGTTGAATGCTGAACCACCACATCGAGGTCGAGATCCGACCCGTCGACGGCGGTGACGTGAAGATGCGCGAGCGCACCATTGCTGGTGGCGGCGCTCTGGTCGATCGTGGTGCCGTTACCGGTGGTGGTGAGGGCCGCCAGGTCGATCAGGCTGACGCCAGTGTTGGCGGGCGTGCCGGAACCGAGTGCCATGTTGAACGTGACCACGTCGGCGACCTGTGACGTTGGCTCGAAGGAAAGTGTGCGGGCCGGAACCAGCCACACCGACTGACCGGCGGCGAATCCGTTGGGGGCGACCGAGGTGGGGACAGTGGAGCCGGTGGCGATCGGGGCGGTCAACGCCTCAACCACCGATCCGGCGGTGCCGTCGTCGTCCAAGAACCCGTCGAGATTCAGCGAGAAGTCTCGAAGCGATGACGTGAACTGGCGTGATGTGTCGCAGAGCGTGGTGATGTCGAGCATGTCGATACTCGCCTGCGGTGAGACGCTCCGCAGGTAGCAGGAGAGCGCCACGTTGCCGTAGAGAACTCGGGTGTTCTGAGCGTTGATGAAGGCCACGAGAGGCTCCTTAGGAGTGGATGGTGACGGTGAAGTCGACGAGCATCAGCGACGTCCCGTCGGCGCGGTCTTGGGTGCCGAGGTTCCGGGCCTCTGAGACCCGCACTGTCTGGGCGACACCACCAAGCGTCGGGTCGGTTTCGATCGCCGCCTTGATGGACGACGGGCCGTTCCCGGCGATGTAGTCCTCGATCCGGACTTGCGCGGTGCGGTCGTCACCACGGGCGACGAACAGGTGGATGGTGAACTCGTATTCATCGCATCCGCGTGCGAACACCGAGTCGTACACCACGCGGTCGAGCGAGATCGCTACTCCGGGCGGGTTTGGGTTGTCGGGCAGTAACTCGTACACCCGAAGCGACGGGATGGTTCGGAGGGCTTCGGCGAGACCTTGCCGAAGATCGGACATCGACGAGGGCATTAGGCCACCGGGATTTTGCGGTAGGGGGCGATCAGGGCTTCGACGTCGGGGTCGGTGCGACGCACCATGACGACACCTAGGTCACCGAATCCGGCGACACCGAGCGGACTGTCGGCGCGTCGGAAGTGACGGGCGGCCAACAGCACGGCGACTTCGCGGATCGCGTCAGGGATGGTGGGCCATCCCCATCGGGCGGTGACTTGGATGGTTGCTCGACGGCGAGATGAGACCGGGAACCCGGTGTCGAGTGCCGCGAGCATGGTGACTGGTTCGCTTTTGGCGAACGAGTTGAACGGCTCCACTTGGAAGTTGACACCTGCGGTGAGGGTGGTGCCGTAGACGCCAGTTCCGGTGTTGTCGACTTTCACAACTATTCCGGTGGCGGAACCGATGTCGTCCACCTCGACCCGATCGGATCGGGCAGGTGAGAACGTTCGGTTCGACGTGGTGCCGTCGAGGTAGAAGCGGCGGGAACACATCCCATCGATCCGTCGCGACGCCGCCTCAATCGAAGTTTCGAGAAGTCGGTCGTCGATGGTGTCGGTGATTCGGAGCGCCGTCTTGAGGTCGTCGAGCGTGCAGTAGCCGTTCGTGATGGTCACGTCAGGACTCGGTGGTCTTTCGGGTCTTCACGGTTGGCTTGACCGCCCTCTCCACCACCGGTTCAGCGGCGGCGGTTTCCACTAACTCGACCTTGCGAGGCTGGGGCGGATCGACGTACTCGGCGTACCGGTTGCTCACCAGATGGTCAGCCACCGGCCCGGGAACGTCACCCACCTCGCCTTTGCGCGGATAAGGGCGACCGTTGAGAGTGCCGGAGATGTCGACGAGCATGCGAACTTTCATAAATGGTCCTTTGCAGGGGTGAACCGGGTGGCGGTGGAGGCGGCCCGCCACCCGGTTCGAGGGTCAAGATCAGGAGACGTCGCCGCCCAAGAAGTGCTTCACAGCACCGGTCTGGTCGACGAGATCACCGTCGGTGCGGAGCGTCACGCGGAACGTGCGCACCGAGTAGTCGAACGCGAAGTCGTCTGAAACCGCTACCTCGATGCCGTTCACTTCACGAATGAAGTAGGACGGCATGTGGCCGAAGAGGACCGACTTGGCGTTAGCGGCGGGAACAGCGATCGAGTCGTTGATCCACACAGGGAAGCCGAGCAGGCTGTCGGGGTTGCCATTGAGGCCGGGGGAAAACAGGTACTGCTCGTCCTTGTCCTTCAACTTGCGGGCGGCGGCCATGGCGGCCGAACTCATCATCCAACCAACGCCGTTCATCGATGTGTACACGGAGTTCACCGAGTAGCGCAGGTCGATCAGGTCATCACCGGTGAACGCACCGGCGACTGCGTCGGCACCGGTCTTACCGGTGCTGGAACGAGTCACGATGCCGAACGGCAACGTGGTGCCTGCACCGACGGTCATGTCGGCTCGGGTCTTGATACCGATGGCGAGACCGGCCTGGCGGGCCAGGAAGGCTCCGACGTCAATAGAAGAGTCGTTCGCGAGTTCGTTCGACATCTGGACGAGCACGACGTACTTGAACGCACCGAGGGTGGTGGTTCCCAGCGTCGGGTCGGCCGGCGACGCCTGAGCGCCTTCACCGACGATCGCAGCGGTGGAGAACGCCGTCGACTTCGGAATGGCGAGCGATTCGCCGGTGGCGGTCGTCAACACGGTGGCGTGCTGACGAACGACGTTGGCCTGTTCCAAGTGTTCGACGATGCGGCTGTAAACCGACGACGGCACCATCGTGGCGTCGCCCTTAGTGATCGCACGCTTCTC